AACTGACGCTGTTACGGGTCGTGATCGAAGGCGATGTGGTCGCGCCCTATTTTATCGAAGACGAGCGCCACGCAGTTGCCGATTTCCACGACCGCCGAGACATCACCGCCAAGCTCATTGGTATTCCGGTTGCACCAAAGTGCGGTTCGATAATTGACGCGATGTCTGGAAAGGTGCTCGCCACCTTCGACGCCGCTCAGCTCAGTCCCTGGTATTCTCCCCGCTAGACTGCGCGGCGGATCAACGCGGCCACAATTATCCCAAGCCTTGAGTCGCGCCACACGTTGACCGCGAACCAATCCTGCGTCTCAATTGCTCCCGGAGCTGGTAACTCCGCAATGAGAGTCGCTGCAAGTGCAGCGGAACCCGCTATGCCGGGAGCGCGCGAATACAAAACCCGCGAGGGGAATAAGCGCGCCTGACTCTCATCAGGTTACCAGCTCCCGACGCCAGCGGGGGCAAAACAGTGTGTTTGGGTTGGGGAAACCATGCGTAAAAAAGAGATTACAAGGCGGTTGGTCGAAGCGCCGCGTGTTCAAATCGAAGAAGCACTACGCCACGCCAGAGGAATAGCCGAAATGGCACAAACCGCGGTGATCAGCCCAAACGCCAGCCCGCATTCTATTTCCGATGCGCTCGCGACGGCCGTCGGTGAGATTGATCGCGCCACGGCACTAATTATGGGGCACACCTAAATATTCCTGAGCACCATTCCGATGCGGCCGATGATTTCCAGCTTGTCGGCTTCGTCTCTCGGCAATGGTTCCGGTGCATACGACGAATTGTCCGAGATCAGGACAATAGTACCGTCCGAGCGGCTCTGCAGTCGCTTGATGATCAGCGCGCCGCCGCGCCGAAACACATAAACCTTGTCGCGCGGATCGCGATCCGTGCTGTCGCCGATGATCGGATCACCGTCGAAGATCGTCGGCTGCATGCTGTCGCCGCTGCCGAAACACATGAAGGCACCCTTTGGCTTGATGCCGCGCGCAACCAGCCACATCGGATCGAAGGACATGCGGCCAATAACGTCTTCACTATCGGCAATTTGGCCGAATCCCATGCCGGCCCGCACGTCATAGATCGGAACACGGACCAGATCGCCAGCGTCCGCTTCCGCTTGGACGCCGATCTTGCGGGAGCCATCTCCTGACCAGAGCCAATCGAGCGATACTTTTTTGGCGTTTGCCAGTCGCGCCACAACTTCGAACGGCGGTTTTACATCCCCACGCACATATCGGCTGAGCTGGTCGACGACTACGCCAGCAACTTCGCTCGCTTCCGATCTTGTGCCGAATTCATCCAGCAGCCCGGCCAATCGTACGCCTAGGTCCTGTCGAAACAGCCTGTCGCCGTCACTTAGGCCGTGGGAAATCGGTCTTTTTGTCGCCTTAGGCACAGTTTTAACCATCTATGTCGTGTCTCCGCTTGACGAGCGACACTAAATCGGAATACCACATACAAAGTGACGTTACTTACGTCACGCCACGACATAACAGCCGACCTTCGACAGTTGGGACACAAAAATGCCGGTTGCAGCTACGCGTAGAGTCGGAAAGTCGGCCAGATTGAAGGGCTGGCACCCAGAAGATGTCAAGGCGGCCGTCCGAAAAAGCGGGCAGACCCTCACGTCCCTTTCTCTCTCGCACGGTTTTTCGGACGCCTACCTGCGCAACGCGCTCCGCCGCCCGCTCTACGAAGGCGAGCAGATCATCGCGAGGTTCCTCGGCGTCGATCCATATTTGATTTGGCCCGATCGCTATCACGAAGACGGTACGTCCAAGATCATGCGCGGTGACGCAACGCTGATGCGGAGGGCCGCATGAGCGCGCGCAAGCCCACACTCGGCATTACCCTTCAAATGGATCTGGCGGTTCGAAAGGCCATTGCGGAAACCGAAGCGCGCGTGTGCAAAGTACTTCGGCAGCGTCAGCCGCTAACCTACTTCGATTATCACTGGGCCTCACAGCCACTGTCTCTGCTCTTAGCCGAGAAACAACTAGCGCTCCAAGCTGCCAAGCCAAAAAAACCGCATAGGACCGAGACTGCTCGTCAAATTTCCTTTCCAGGAATATCTGCCGCTTGGCAGGCGGTAACGAGAGAAGATCAATCAGCAGGTGCTGATGATCCAAAACATCTCGAAAAACGCCAGCGGCACCAATTTCCGAGCAGTGATTGCGCAGCACCTTCCGGTCAGCAGCCGAAAGTTGCTCAAGCACCTCATCACAAATCGTCTCGTAAACGTAAAGCCCAGCCATCGGAGAAAAAACTCAACCGAGTCGCCTCTTTGCACAAGGGGCGCCGGTCATGACCCTCGCGCTGCCACCGGATCGCGAATGGCTGACAGCGGCCGAGGCCGCCGCCGAGCAGTTGCCGGGATTTGCGTTCAAAGAACGCCAAATTCAGTACTTCATCAAGTCCGGTGGTATCGCCACGCGCCCGCGCACGGGCCGCGGCGGCGGTCGCGAATTTTCCTATTCATCGCTGCCCGCCGAAGCGCAGGCCGAATATCTAAAGCGCTACGGCCGCGCCTCGACCGAGCTGGTGACCGACAGCAAACTGTCGCGTGAAGGCGAAAAGCAGCTTCGCGCCCAGGCACGCGCCGCAATCGTCGATGCGGCCGAAGCGGTCATCGCGCGCAAAGGTGCCGTAGGCCCGGCACTCAAGATGTTCGCGAAGATGTACGCGGCGCGCAAAGTTGGTGCGCCGTCGTGGGTCTACGAAAACCAGCCCACCGCCGATCCCGACCAGGTCCGCGCCTGGCGCCGCACCCTGAAGCGCGACGGGCTCGACGGCCTGCTCGACAGTCGCGGCCGGCCGAAGGCTTCCGGCGCGATCGCGTCCGACCTCGAACTGCGCAACCTGATCATCGCCGAGATCGGTTCGCGACCGCATCTCGCCGTGCATTGCGAAGACGGCGGCGGTCTCGACGATCTGGTCCGGGAGCGGCTCGGCCGCGACGTGCCCGTTCGCACGCTGCAACGCTTTGTGGCGCCGCTGCGCCCGAAGAACAACGCGCTGGTCAAAGCCGTCGCCGCGCCGGGCGCCTTCAACAATTCGCACCGCACCGCGATTGGCTCCCTCAGTCAGGGCATCGAGCGCATCAACCAGCGATGGGAATTGGACGCCACCCGAGGCGATGCGATGTGTGTTGTCATCGGTCCTGACGGCAAAAAGACCGAGCGGCGCATGGCGCTGACCATGGTCATCGACATTTGCACGCGGCGCGCCTGCATCGTCGTGTCGGATGAACCGAGCGGCGCCGCCACCCGCGCCGTGGTGCGCAAAGCCATCCTTCAATGGGGCATGCCCGAAGAACTCAAGACTGATAACGGCAAGGAATTCACGAACTACGATGTTGAGCGCTTTTGCCGGGAAGCTGGCATCACAGTCACCTTCTCGCGGCCGTTCCATCCCTGGGAAAAGGGCCACGTCGAACGCATGTTTGGCACCGTTCTGCATGGCCTGTTCGAAAAACTGCCGGGCTATGTCGGCCACAACGTGGCACAACGTACGGAAATCGAGAACAAGAAGGCCTTTCAGCATCGCTTTGGCGTCGAACGCCGGGTGTTGTTCGAAGTGGAGCTATCACCCGCCGATCTGCAAGCGCGCATCGATGCATGGCTGGCGCGCATGTACGAAGTCAGCCTGCACAGCGAGTTAGGAACCACACCAGCCCTTGCCGCCAAGGCACATGCCGGCGAGGCACGGCTGATCGGCGACCCGCGGATGCTCGACGCGCTGATGATGAACGCCAAAGTGCGGCAGATTTCAAAGGGTCTTATACGGCTTAATAACCACTTTTATGGATCGGACGAAACCGGCGCGCTGGAGGTCACACAGCCTTCAAGCCGGGTGCAGGTCCGCATCGATCCGCTCGATCCGAGTTGGGCGGCGATCTACACCGCCGATGGCGCCAAGTTCCTTTGTATCGCGAAGGATGTCGACCTTTTGCCGAGCGACGAACGCCAGCGGATGGCCGTTGTCTGCAACGCCAATCAGGGCAAGGTGGTCAATCTATTCGTGCGCGGCATCCGCAAGATCGGTCCGACGCACAACATCATCGACACCATGCTGGCCTCGGAAGTTTCGGGCCTGACGCTTTCCGGGCCCGCCGCCGAAGGCATGATCGCCGCCGCCGCGACGAAGATCGCCAAACATACTGCGATGATTGAGGCGCGCGACAACATGGACGCGCCGCCGGTCGCAATCGAACCAACCGCCGATCAGCGTGAAAGCGCGGCGCGGATGATCGAGGATATCCGTACCTCGGCACCGCAGGCCGCGACGGTCCAATGCGACGGCTATGCGCGTCCGGCCTTCGACGACGATGTCGATCTGATTTTCTGGTGGGAAGAATACGAAACCGGCGGCGGAACGCTCGACCGGGAAGACAATGCACGCCGCAAAGAGCTGTACGCCGACGACATGTTCGTCGAACGGCTGGCTATCGCGCGGCGCACCCGAGCATCGCAACCCATACCTCGCTCCGTCGTCGCCTGACGCCGGAAAGGTTTTGAACATGCCGCCAGAAGGGCGGCTTTTGGAGCAGACAACATGAAGGTCGGTCATTACGTCGAAGGTCTTTCGAGCCAGATGCGCCTGATGGCGTCCCTTGAAGCCATCCGCCATCGCGGCGCACCCGAAGCATCTTGGATCATGGCGATCGGCGAGCCCGGCTTCGGCAAATCAAAAACCCTGACCTACCTCGGTCTGAAGCAGGCCGGTGTGATGCTTCGCGCCAAAGCTGACTGGACCACGCTCTGGATGCTGAACGAGCTGGCCGAAGCCCTCGGCGTCGAGCACAAAAAAACCAAGCAGGCGCAGTTCCAATCGGTCGCAGCCGAACTGATGCACAAGCAGCCAATCATCATCATCGACGAAATCGACTACGTCGCCCGCAAGTTTCTCTGTCTCGAAACCTTGCGCGATCTGACCGATCTTTCCGAGTGTGTTTTGCTTGCCGGTGGTACGCGCAATGCGCTGGACGCGATGAAGGGCTACAAACAAACCCGCTCGCGCATTTTCGATGTAGTGACCTTCGGCGCGGCGAGTACGGCCGATATTGCCACCATCGCATCGGCGACGATCGACATTGGCTTGTCCGACGACATGATCGCGGAAATACAGCGCCGTTCGGAAGGCCGCCTGCGCCTCGTGATGAACGCTCTGGCCAGGGTCGAGGCCTTCGGCCGCAAGCAGCGTCTCAAGGTCGTGACGCTGGACGCGTTCGGCAATCGTCAGCTCACCAACGAAGAATACCCCCGCCCACAACTCGCTGTCGTAGGCAAAGCCAATGGCTGACCAAAACGACATTCTTCGCGTGCTGGTGACGGCGCGCGAACCGCTGAGTCTGGACGAGGTATGCCGTCTGTCGCTCGGCGCCGCCGCGCCGGTCGGATCAAACCCGCGCAAGCAAGTGGTCAAATGCCTCGGCCGGTTGATCGGGCGAGGTCTGGCCAAGGCCTTAACGGCCCATGAACAGGCGTTTCCACGCACTCAGAACGGCGGTTACGAGGCCACCAAAGACGGCCGCGCCTTTGAGAAGGCCGGGCGCAACGTCTCGGAACACGTCCTCGACTATCCAGCGGTGACAAAGCCGAAGGTGGGACCGAAGGCCAACGGCGATGCGTTCCGCGACGATTTGTGGAAGGCGTTCCGCTTCAAGAAAAAGGCCAGCCTGCGTGAGCTGATCGAAGTCGTAGACAAGCATGGCGTCGTTAAGGTTGACACTCTCGCCGCCGCTTGGATGAAGGCGCTAATCGGCGCTGGCGTCGCGGTTCTATTGCCGGTACGCGAGAGGGGCTTTGCGCCGACCTCGAACGGCTTCAAACGCTATGCGCTGTTGCGCGATCTTGGTCCCAAGCCGCCAAAACCGGCCGCAGACTTCCTGCTCGACCAGAACACGGGCGAGCGGATCGCGTTCGCCGCTGCGAAACCTTCGAAGTCGGAGGCGGCGTGATGTCGACGAAAGCAAAATACGCGACGCCGGAGGAAGCACGCGCCGCCGTCGCGAAGGCCTCGAAAGCGCGATGGGCCGATCCCGTAGCAAAAGCACGCAACATCAAGGCCCTCAAAGCGGCATCGGCAAAACGGCTGGCATCATTGGATTGCCTATGCGGTGAAACGCTGGCGCAGTTTTTGCGCGAATATGTCGAGCCCGATCCGACGGGAAGACGCCGCTATCGGTACACCAAAAACGACATCGCGCGCCGGTATCTGATCGAGCCAGGCTATGTGTGGCACCTCGCAAACCGTCACGGCGCCCGCCGCAATCTGTCGAAGCACCCCCGGTACGATCTGCGGGAGGCGGCATGAGAAAGCCCTCTCCAAAACATCGGGCCGCGATCAAAGTCGATGCGGCGATGGTCATCACCGATCTCGAACAGGCGCTGGTTGCGATGCGCAACTGCGTCGAGGTCAACGACAACACGCCGACGCGCGGCAACCTCGCGCTTGCCAAAGCCCACGCCACCGCCGCGATCGGCGGCATCGGTCAGTTGCAAGGGAGGGCTTTCCATGAGCCCCACTGAGGCCATCCATTGCCCGGTGACGGGATGCCCCAATGATCGCGACAGCGCAAACGGTCACCTGTGCTGGAGGCACCGGCAGTTTGTACGGCCAGCCACGATCAAAGCCATCAAACAGGCATGGTCAACCCTCCAACGGAATATTGGCTCGGCGCTGGAAAGTGAACATCGCGGTTATTTCAACAGAGCGGTCAGTGCCGCATGTGCCGAAGCCACCAAAGTTGAGGCGGCAATCAAGGCCACCCAGGTAGGTTCGCCATGAATTGCGAACTCGTTCAACTCCCGAGTGGCGGCGAAGCGATCATCTGCGGACAAAGGTCGAAGCCTAAGAAATGCGCCTGCGGAAAGCCCGCGACGCGGCTTTGCGACGGGCCACGCATGAAGCGTAACCGTCTCGGCGATACCTGCGACCGACCGCTTTGCGACGAACACGCGGTGAGGGTCGATGCCGATCACGACCTCTGTCCGAAACACGCGGCACAATGCGCCACCTCCGATCAACTCAAACTGGAGGGCATCTGATGGCGCGCGCTGAACCTTGCCCGGTGCCGGGATGTCCTGATCCAAAACTGCATGGCCATTTGATGTGCCGTGATCACTGGCGAAGCCTTCCAGCCGCCATACGGGGCGCTGTGTTTGTCGCTTGGAAGCGCATTCGCGAACCCTGGAATGGCAACGACTACAAATCCCGCATCGAAGCCATCGTCGAATATCGCAAGGTCTGCAAGACGGCGATCGACTGGATAGCGGCAAAGGAGGGCTTCCATGAAGTCGCTCGGTGATCGCGTCGTCGATGTGCTGCGCTGGAGCCAAGACGAATGGCTGAGCGCCGTCGATGTCTGCCGCAGGCTTGGCATGAATACCGCCGCCGGTGGCGATCGCTACATCGACGCCGTCGCGCACGAACTCTGTACCGCCGTCGATGCCGGGATGGCACGCATGCGCCTGCCGGGCGGCGACGTTTTCCAATCCCGTTATCAGATAAGCGAGGGCAGTTGAGATGAACGCACGCGAACAGGAACTGGCCAAAGAGGCCGCGCAGCGCCTTCACGAAGATGTGCGCGACGCCGTGATCGAAGGTATCGGCGAGCTTTTGTGCCGTCGCTCCCAGCGCGTCTCGAAGCCGGATGACATGCTCGTAGATATCCACGTCGAAGTCCGAGACTTCGAATTTATCTACAACTGGTGCGCCACGGCGCTCGATATCGATCTTCCGGCGACCACAATGCATTGCCTGGAAATCAATACGGTCGACCAGCTCGCCGCCGCCATCGAAGCGCAGCTCCACAAGGAGCCGACGCCATGAGCCACGCCGCAAAGCCATATGGGCCGACAGCCGGCGGGACCTATGTCGGGCAGGCAGGTGCCGCGTGGGGTGAGGTTCCCGATTGGGTAATGGAACTAGCGCGGGCCTGCGATGCATCCGACAGCATGAGCGCCGTGGCGCGGCGGCTGGGCTATTCCGCAGCGGTTTTGTCGCAAGTGCTGCGCAACAAATACCCAGGCCGCTACGACCGCGTCGAAGCCAAGGTGCGCGGCGTGCTGATGAAGGCCGAGGTCTATTGCCCCGGCGCCGGCATGACCATCGCGCGCAACCAGTGCGCCGATAATCAGCGCCGCAAGCCATCCAGCGCCTCATCCCTCGCCGCCAAATTTCCCGGCGCCTGCCGCGGCTGCACCAACGCTTTTGGAGGACAGAATGCTTAGCCAAGACATCGACAACGCCGCCGCCTCGATCGACACGTTGATCAGAATTCACGCGCATCACGATCATACGGGTGAACGGGCGCTCCGCGGACTGCAATCGAACCTGCGCGCCCAAGCCGATCAGGCGCGCCAGCTGGAAGCGCAGATGGCGCCGGGCTCGCCGGTGATCGACAACGTCCGCGCCATCGCGGCCGGACAGCGAGCGGCACGCGCATGAGCGACCACTACGTCAACCCCGAACTCGGCACTCACGCCAAGCCATTCGGCAAGAACCGCGGCGGCCGTAAGATGGTCGACCTGGAAGACTTCGACGAGCTGCACGCGCTGGCCTGCCGCCTCGCGTCCAGCCCGAAGTCGCAGATGCTGAGCGCGTCGCTCGACGAACTGCACGCGCTGGCGAAATTTGCCGCCGACTGCGGCGAGGTCGCGGCCCTGGCGATCGATGTCTTCGCCGCCTCCGACGAGGGCGCGGACAAACCACAAATCACCGCCGCCATGAGCCTTCTTGCCCATTCCACCAGGTCCTTAATCAGGAGCCCATCGTGACCGCCGATCAAATCGTGTTTTGGACGTTCGTCGCAGCCTTCGTCATTGGTGTCAGTATCGTTTTTTTGGATCATGCCGGTTATCGGGCCGCGCCGATAAATGCGCCGAAAGCGACTGGATGCGCGACCATGTCGAAGACACCACCGCCACCACCGGACGGAGGATCGACTGTTGAGCAAAAAAACGAAAAAGGCGTCCGCCTGCACGCCGCAGAGCTGGGAAGACGCCAATCAGCTGATGGCCGAATACGGCGCGCTGTCGAGCAAGGCCGTCAAAATTCAAGCCGGGTGCGAGGACGCCGTCGCCAAAGTGAAAGCGACGTTCCAAATCCAGCTCGCGCCCGTCCAGGTGCGCCTCGACGAAATCTTCGAGGCAATCGAATGCTACGCCGCCGCCAACCGCAAGCGGCTCACTGATGACGGCAAGACCAAGACGGTGACGATGACGGCCGGTTCGTTCGGCTGGCGGCTATGCCCGCCGTCTGTGGCGTTCGCTAAGGGTCTGAAGGTTGCGGACATCGTGAAGAACGTTCTCAAGCTGATCGCGAAGCTGGGCAACATAAAAAAATGGACGAGCTGGAGCGGTATAAAATCACTGCAAACAGATTTATCCGCATCAAGTACGAGCCCAACAAGGAGGCGATGCTGGAAGCGCCTGATATCGCCGTGATGGTCGAGGGTGTCAGCATCGCGACGAACAGGGAGGAGTTCTTCCTCGATCCGTCGATCGCCGAATTGCCGGAGCCGAAGTAATGCGCGATCGCTCCGAAGCCCTGACCAATCTGTTGCTCGCCAGTGCGCCGTTGCGCGCGGCGCCGGGAACGGACACGCGCGCGCCGTACTTCCTGCATGCGTGGGACATGGCGCTGAAGGGCGAGGCCGAGCCTGCGTTTAAGTCATCGATAGAGGCCGTAAGACGCCTTTTAAGGGTGTCCTTAGCGCTGTGCGAAGCAAGCGGCATGACCGGCACCGAACTGACCATTTTCTACAACGACCGCCGCGACGCCAGCGAGTTCGCCACACCGGCCGAGCTGGACGAACTACTCGCCGCCGCCGCGGACGAGCTGCTGACGATGATCGCGGCGCGCCATCTCAGATCTGCCGAGGAGGCCGCGTGATGCTCAAGATATCCGGCAAGACGACGCACGGCCTCTTTATCGTCAGCACCGAAGGCGGCATCACCTGGCGCACGCGCGAATGGCTGGAGGAACAGCGCAAGGTGATGACGGAAAAGCTCGGCGAGATCGGCGCCGACATTCTCGAAATCGACACGGCTCTTGAGGAGCCCACAGCATGATCAACCGCAAAGACATGTTGGGTCTGATACACCAAGCCGCCGCGCGCGCCGGGCTAGACGACGAGACCTATCGCGACCGCTTGGAGCGGCTCACCGGCAAGCGTTCGGCGCGCGATTGCACCGACTCCGAATTGAGTCTGGTTCTTAACAATTTTCACGTGAAACAGCGCGTGCAACATCCCCATCACGCCAAAATCAAGGCGTTGTTCATCGCCGCTTACAATCTCGGCTGCCTCGACAACGGCACCGACGCGGCGCTCGACACGTTCGTGAAACGGCAGACCGGCAAAGAGCATCTCGGCTTCGTCGGGCCGGAGGAAGCCTTCGCCGTCATCGAGGCGCTGAAGGCAATCGTCGGCCGCGAAGGCATGGTGGCGGGCGATTTGGGTACTGACGGCATCCTACCGCGTTGCAGCCTGCTCACCGCTCAATGGGCCAAACTCTATCGACTGAAAGCCGTCGAGACGGACTATCCGACCGCGCTGTTGCATTACGTTGAGCGCATCGCGGGTATCCGCAATGCTCACATTTGCCTCTACAGCGCCCGCGACCTCGACGCCTGCGCCCGCCACCTCGGTTCCTGGATCAGGAAGGTACAAAACGACGCCGCCAGCCGCGCACAGAGCAACGTCGCATGAGCACAGCCGCCGTCATCGCCCGCAACGTCCTGCCGCCGGTACTGCGCGTCGCGTTCAAGGCGGGCGGCTGGGAGGCTGTTAAGGGACTTGTGAAGGCGTTGGGCGGTAAGCGTATCCGCATTCCGAAGTCGGCCGGCGATGCCCATCCGCTGGTCGTAGCGTGCGGCCGGCAGGCGGCGGACGCGATCATGTATCGCTGGGGCGGCAATCAGAGTTTCGAAATCCCCCGCGGCGGCCACTCACTGAAACTGATGCTGGTGGCCGATCCCGAAGCCGGCAGCACGAACGAGCTGGTCGAAAAACTCGGCTGCACCAATCGCCACGTCCGCTTTTTGCGTAAAGAGGCGCGATTGGGTAAGAAGAAGCCTGCGCGCGCGCCGAAGCCGCAAGACCGGCGCCAGCTCGACCTTATTCAAGACACCGATTTAGGCCGGGGATAATTCTCCCCGGCCCTGACGCGGACGCGGCAGCGCAAAGTGCGCGCCATGATCGCATATGCCGACAAACCCATCGCGGCGCAGGGCGAGGACGTGGTCCTCGCCCGGACCATTTTTGCCGAAGCGCGCGGCGAGCCCGTCGATGGCCAGATCGCGGTTGGCTACACCATTAAGCACCGGGCCGAGATCGCGGCGGCCTATGTCAAGAAGCATGACGAGCCGCATCCGCTCTACGGCGACGGCACCATTGCCGGGGCCTGTCTCTCCAGTTTCCGCGGCGTGCACCAGTACTCGTGTTGGAACGAGACCGACCGGTCGCGGCTGAAGGCCTTGCAGGCCGATCACAACAACCCGGCATTCTGCCGCGCGATGGATGTGGCGCGTCAGGTCATCGCCGGAACGGCACACGATTTTCTGCCGGGATCGACCCACTACTACGCCCCCGACGTGGTTCCGATGCCGAAGTGGGCCGTAGGCCTTCCGTTCCATTCCGTCGGCCACCATCGTTTTTTCAGGGACGTGCCATGAGACGCTCGCTGATCATGACCCTCGTCACAGAGGACGACAACGATCAGGTCTGGTGCCCGGTGCGCATCGCCTTTTGGATTGCGTTCGCGCTGTTCATCGCCCTGTGCATCAACTCTTACGTCTGCAAAGGCCAGCCGTTCGATCCTATCGCATTTGGCGGCGGCGTCGCGGCGCTGATCACCGGCGTCGGCGCGGGCATCTTTTTCAACGGGCGCTCCGAAGCGCCAAAGGAGAAGCCGTGAAACGCAAACATCCAGCCCAACCAGTCGACAGGGCCGTCTATTCGGAAGCCTTCACCGGTAGCGACGGACTGATGACTGCAATCCTTAATGCAAGGGCCAAGCTCTATCGCGAGGGGGTTAATATCGAAAGCGTCGGCATCTCCGGTGTCTTAGCTCTGAAGTACGATGAAAATGTCGGAACCTACACCATGACACTTACGACGAGGCGCTGATGCCCATCCCCTATCTGACCCTCGCAAAATGGATCGGCGCCGGGCTGCTGGCGCTCTTCGTGATCGGTGCCATCGCCCGCGTGATCACTGTCGTCAACGGCTGGCACCAGGACAGTCAGGCGCTGCCGCAAGTGACCGCCGCGCGCGATAAGGCGCTAGTAGACCGTGACTCCGCGCTCCAGGCCAAGGCGAAGCAGGAAACCAAGTTCGCCGGCACGTTGGATACGATCACCGCCGCTATCACCAACCTGCAGGCCAAGTTCGACGCGTTGGCCATGACCCAGTCCGCCGCCGCCGCCCGCGTCGATCGCGCCCTCGACCACTTCAAGGAGATGACCGCCAATGTTGCATCGAATGCTCCCTTGGGCAGTCCTGACGATCTGCTTGTTCGCCGCGAGTTGTTCAACCTCCTCGCAAACCCCGATACCGGACAACTCGGCCGCGGTGGAACTGGCGACAGCCAAGGCCAACCACGCGCTGGCGTGCCCGGAGCCGCCGTCCAGCCTGACAATGTGCCCGGACGGAGTGGCGCCGCTTCAGACCAAAGCGGGGCCGTGGTGCCCACCGCCGGCAAAAGTGGTCGCAGCCATCTCAAACGCACCGCTCAAGGACGCCGCCGCCGAGGTAATAGGCTGGGCACAGCTGGAGCAACACGACAGGTTCCGGCTGAACGATTGGGACAAGCCGTGCCGGGCTTCTGGGGGATCGCTGTCGACGACGACTTTGCCATCGCCTCCCGCCGCATCCCGCGACGCGGCGGCGGTCACGCCTACGAAACCGTAGTGCGCTACGGCCAATATGCCGGCGAACAGGTAGTGCGCCATTGCGGAGCCGCGCGTGGATGACGCCGACAACGCCCAGACGCGCGAACAGGAACAACGGGACCGGGGCATCAACGCGGTGCGGTTTCAAGCGGCACTGGCCCGCTGGACACAAGGCGTTGGCGAAAAGGACTGCGTCGACTGTGACGATGAAATCCCAGAAGAACGCCGCCGCGCGGTGCCCGGCGCCAACCGTTGCACGCGCTGTCAGGAAATCTACGAACGCACAATGAGAATGCGGGGGAAATAGTGTCAACGGACAACATAGTGCAACTGATCATCGGCGCTCCAGGCATCATAGCGATGCTGTGGCTGGTGGTGTCTTTCGTCATGCAAAAGGTCTCCGGGGATGAGGCCAACGTCGCCGTCGACAAACTCGAAAGCGAAACCATCGCGCCGATGAATAAGTCGGTCATTGACCACGACCGGCGGATTATTCGCCTCGAAGAAAAGATCAGTGCGATCCCCACCCAGCGCGATTTTCAGACGCTGGAGAATACGGTCTCCGAGTTGGGCGGCGACATCAAGGAACTGACGGCCGAAAACCGCGCTCTGCACGGTCTGGTCGAGCGCATCGAGCGGTCGGTCAACGTGATGAACGAAGCCCTATTGACGAGAAGCAATGCCACATGACCCCTTATGAAAAGACCCTGGCCGAACATCGCCGAATTACCATCTTGCGGCTGATGGCGGATGGCGGCGGTTCTTCAAACGAGAGCGTTCTGACGGACGCCCTCGAAGGGATTGGTCTGGAAGCGGGTTTGACGCGCGAGGCCGTGCGCGTCGATCTGAAGTTTTTAGAAGACTGCGGCGCGATCCGTCAGGAATGGTTCGGCGACAAGATGGTGGTCGCCCATATTACCGTTCGCGGCGTCGATATCGCCAAGGGCCGCATCTTTGTTGATGGCATCAAGCGCCCTTCGATTGGGGTGTGACATGTCCCAGCGCTCAACCATCGAACAGTTGCCGCCCGAGCAAAGAGCGCGCGTCGATGCCTTATGTGTGGACAAGTCCCTGACGCTGACCGAGTTGCGGGAACGGCTCACTGAAGAAATAGGAGACGCCGCACCGTCCCGCTCTGCGCTCGGCCGTCATCGGCTCAAGGTCGAAGAGGTCGCGCAAGCGATGCGCGAAAGCCGCGAGGCGGCGAAGGTGCTGCGCGCCGAGATGGGCGACCTCACGGACGATGTGCAGTCGCGGCTCAATTATGAGATGCTCCAAGGCCAGCTCTTCAAGGCGCAGATGGCGATCATGTCGGGCGACTTTGCACCCGAAAACATGATCAAGGAATTCCGCGGTATGGCCGACGCGCTCTACCGCCTATCCGCATCGCGCAAGATCGACGCCGACCGCATCGTGCGGATCAAGCAGGAAGCTGCGAAGGAAACGGCACAGAAAGCGGTAACAGAAATCGACGCAGTTGCCGCCAAGACGCCGGGCCTTTCGAAAGACACCGTTGACGACATCAAGCGCCGCATCCTGGGGATCGCCACATGAGCGGTGAGCCGATCGGCGCGCTTCCCGGTGTGCCGCTCTCCGAAGAGGATTGGAAACGCCACCGAATGGAAGCGGTGGCGTCGCTGCCTGAGTGCCTCAAGGGCAAGTCTCTGCCCGACATCTTCATGCCGTTCCAGAAAGCGCTGCTGCAATCGACCAAGGATTGGCAGCTCACGGTGGCCGAGAAGAGCCGCCGCACCGGCGCGACCTGGGGCGTTGGCGCCGACGCTGTTCTGACTTCGGCCGCTGCCCGCGATGCGGGCGGCATGGACACGCTCTATCTCGGTTACAACCTCGATATGGCGCGCGAGTTTATCGACACCTGCGCCATGTGGGCCAAGGCATTTTCCTCGGCCGCCAGCGCGGTCGAAGAGTTCATGTTTCCGAACGGCCAAGAGAAGGGCGAAGACAAGTTCATCCAGGCGTTCCGCATCCGCTTCGCCTCCGGCTTCGAAATCGTCGCCCTGACATCCCGCCCGCGCTCGCTACGTGGTCGCCAAGGCTTTGTGATCCTCGACGAGTTTGCGTTCCACGACGATGCCGAAGAGTTGCTTAAGGCGGCTTTCGCGCTGCTGATCTGGGGCGGCAAGTTGCTCGTCATCTCGACCCACAACGGCGCCGAGAACCCGTTCAACAAGCTGATCGAGGAAATCCGCTCCGGCAAGAAGATCGGCAATGTGGTGCGTTGCACGTTCGACGAAGCGGTCGAGCAAGGGCTTTACCAGCGCATCTGCCTGGTCACCGGCAAAGTGTGGTCGCCGGAGGCCGAAGCGGCATGGCGCACCAAGATCAGAAAAAACTACGGTGCCCATGCCGACGAGGAACTCGACTGCGTGCCGAGCCTGGGCAGCGGCGTCTATATCCCGCGCGTCGTGATCGAGGCGTGCGCGATGAAGGACCTGCCGGTTCTGCGTCTGCAATGCCCCGACACTTTCACGACAAAGCCGCAGCCCTATCGCGAGAAGTTCGTCGAGGACTGGCTACATGAGGCGGTTGATCCGGTTTTGGCGACGCTTGATAAGTCGGAGCGCCATGCCTACGGCCTCGACTTCGCCCGTAGCGGGGACCTATCGGTGTTTGCGCCGATAGCTACCAAGCGCAATCTGACGCGCCGCGTGCCGTTTGTCATCGAAATGAAAAATGTGCCGTTCGAACAACAGCGCCAGGTCGTGTTCTACGTCACCGAACGGTTGCCGCGGCGCGGCGCCGGAAAGTTCGACGCCACCGGCAACGGCTCCTATCTCGCCGAGGTCACCATGCAGAAGTATGGCGAGACCGAAGTCGAGTGCGTCAAGATCAGCCAAAAATGGTATCTGGAAAATGCCCCCAAGCTGAAAGCGGCAATCGAAGATCGCGCCTTCGAATTCCCGGCCGACGACTATCTCACGTCCGATCTGGCAATGATCAAGCTGATGGCGGGCGTGCCGATGGTGCCCGACAGCGCCCACAACGACGACCGCGACGGCGGCGAACGCCACGGCGACTTTGCCCCGGCCGCGATGCTGGCCTACGCGGCGAGCGTGGCCGACGCCAATTCGGCGACCTGTAGCGGCTTCATTGCCGTGCCGAAGTCGGCGGGCAAGTTCGACACGGGTGGTGGGGATGGCCAAAACGGAACCTTCCGCATGCGGGCGGACGAACAACCTAGCGGCTCCGGCCGCGGTAGCTGGTAGGAGCTGACGATGCTTCCGAGATTTGTCACCGCCGCGTTGGCCTACTTTAAAGGCGATAGCGGCAAGCAGGTGCTGGAGGACCATCACTCCGGCGCAACGCTGACCGGCGTACGCCAGGTGTTTCATTCCGGCGTCAGCCGCAATCTCGACCCGCGGCGCATCGCGGCGATCTTGCGTGAGGCCGACGAAGGCATTCCGCAGCGCCTTATGGAGCTGGCCGAGGAGATCGAAGAAAAGTTCCCCCAGTACATCTCGGTTCTCGGAACCCGCAAGCGCCAGGTTGCACAGCTGCCGATGACGGTGGTCGCCGCGAAGAACGGCAGCGAGATCGACAAGCAGATTGCCGAAGCGGTGCAAGAGGACTTGGTCGACAGCGGTGTGATCGATCGCGCGTTGTTCGATATGCTCGATGCTGTCGGCAAAGGATACTCGCTCAGCGAAATCATCTGGGATACCAGCGGACCGCACTTCAAGCCGGCCAAGATCGAACACGTCGATCCGCGCTTTGTCCGTTTCGACCGTGCCACGATGCGCATTCCGATGTTGCTCGGCGACAGTGGCCAAGACGAGGTGCTCACGCCGTTCAAATATGTCTGGCTGGAACTGAAGGCGAAGTCCGGCATCCCGGTGCGCGGCGGTATCGTGCGGGCCGCGGTGTGGTGCTGGCTGTTCCAGAATTTCTCGCTTAAGGACTGGGTTCAGTTCGTCGAGATCTACGGTCTGCCGCTGCGCATCGGCAAATATCCGATCGGGGCGAGCGAAAACGATAAGAAAGAACTGCTTCTGGCCGTGGCGCATCTGGCCTCAGACGCCGCCGGCATCATTCCGCAAAATATGCTGATCGAGTTTAAGGAGACCGCGAATAAGGGCTCCTCGGCCGATCTATACGAGCGTCTGTGTAAGTACATGGACGAGGCCGTGTCGAAAATGGTGTTGGGGCAAACCGGCACTACGGACGCCACCGGCGCGTCCGGGCTGGGCAGCGGTACCGAACATACGCAAGTGCGCGAGGACATTGAACGAGCCGACGCAAACGCCTTGTCGGCCGCGCTCAACGAATGTCTCGTCAAGTCCTATGTGATGTTCAATTTTGGTGAGCAGCCGCGCTATCCGTGGCTGCGCATCGGCCGGGATGACGAAGCCGATGCCCAGCTGATGATCACGGCGGCGGAAAAGCTCGTGCCGTTAGGCTTCAAGATCGTGCAATCAGACATCCGCCAGGCCGTGGGTTTCACCGAACCAAAAGACGGCGACGAGTTGTTCACGCCGCCCGCGGCGCCTGCACCCACCACACCGGTCACATCGGACATCGGTCCGGCCGTTGCGCGCGCGTTGGCGGCATCCGTTAAAGGCGACGCCATCGATCCCGTCGTTGCTGCGATCCTATCCGATTGGCAGCCGATGATGGAGCCGGTCATGGGGCAGATCGAAACAGCAATCGCATCGGCCAAGACCTTCGAAGAGGCCCGCGCCAATCTCGCCAAGATCGATCCCAACATGGCCAAGTTCGCCGAGCTGATGTTTTCGGCGAAGTTTCAGGCGGTAGGCGGCGGAGCACTCGGCGCGACTGTGAAGTGACGGCGCGATGCCCCTCCTCAGCGTCCGCGATATTACCCCTCAAAACGCCTTAAAGGCGTTTCGAACGCGCCTGGCACAACCGACGCCGGAATATTCGTGGCTCGATCTGTGGCAGCACGAACATGCCAATGCCTTCACGGTGGCAAAGACGGCAGGCCACGACGTGCTGGGCGATATCGGCAAATCGCTCGACGATGCCATCGCTAAGGGCGAGACGTTCGAAACCTGGTCGCGCAAGCTGATCCCGACGCTGCAGGATAAGGGCTGGTGGGGAACTGGCCCGGCTCTCGATCCTGAAACCGGCGCGATGGTGGAAAGCCGTCTCGGATCGTTGCGCCGGCTAGATGTCATCTACGACACCAACCTGCGCCAATCCTACGCGGCGGGACGCTGGCTGGAGATCGAGCGCAACAAGACCGACGTGCCGTACCTGATGTACAAACACAACTTCAGTCTTCATCCACGTGCCGAGCACGAAGCATGGGACGGCATTTGTTTGCCGGTCGATGATCCGTGGTGGCTAACGCATTATCCGCCCAACGCTTGGAAGTGTCATTGCAGCGTGATCCCGGTGACGCGCACGCAATTTGACCGGCTGGATAAGTCTGGCCGCATCACAACGGAGGCGCCGAAGATCGTCACGCGGGACTTTCGCAATAAGCGCACCGGTGAGGTCACAGCGATACCCGAAGGCATCGATCCGGGCTTTGGCTACAACGCGGGCGTGGCCCTGCTGGAGGCACTGGCCGGTGGTTAAAACGGGCACCGCCAGAGCGGCATTTAAGGTCCGCCAACCGTTAACCGTCCAGTCCAGGGCTTGTGGCCGCCCCTGGGGCTGGTAGTGGCCGGGAGGGGTGAGGCCACAGAATGCGTCAGGAAGCCCGACGACCCTCCTCCAGGCCCTCCCGGAGCCTGAAACAGTCCGACCGGCCTGCCAGCCTTTTAAGAGGGGCTTAAAAACGATCCTAATACCGGCCCGACCTGCCATTTTGCCCCGGACGGCCATCCCCCCCTCCAAATCCGGCCCGAACGGGGGTATGAAGGCGTCCGCGCGCCCGCTTCGAGGCGCCCAGGCAGTGCCCCGCCAGGGCCTCGCCAACCCGCTTTAGACCAGACCGGTGCGCCGGGGATATTTCTCCCCGGCCACGGCATGCGCGGGCCGGATCATTGTCCGGGCCATGACGACGCTTGTTCTTATCGACCGACCCGATGTTGCGGTCGCGCTCTGCGCGGCCGTCGATCTTTACGACACTGCCAACTGCTCGGTCACCGAGCTGGTGATCGCGGACGGCGGCCAGGCGCCCGAATGGGTGCAGCTGCTTCCCGCCGGTGATGTGAAGCCGGTGGACGGACGCGATCCGTGGACCAACCGCGATCCCGAACAAGTCATCGCCGCGTCGGCCACCGCGCTGGCGCGCATGTCGATCGATTACGACCACGGAACCGACAATGGCGGTTCGTCGCGCGCTGCCGGCTGGATCAAAGAGCTGAAGGCCAAGGGTCCGAAAGGTGAGCCCGGTATCTGGGCGCGCGTCGAATGGAACGAGGACGGCGCCAAGGCGGTTGCCGCCAAGGAATATCGCTTCCTCTCGCCCGTATTCAACTTCGTGAAGTCGACGCGCCAGGTCACAGACGTGGTGCGCGCGGCTCTCACCAATAACCCCGCGCTGGTTTTGAAGGCGCTGGCCTCGGCACAGCCGAACAACAACCCCAACAAGGAGACGACGTTGGACCTTAAAGCACTCGCGAAGCTGCTCGGCTTGCCCGAGACGGCGACGCAGGCGGACATTGAAGCCGCCATTAAGGGGCTCTGTGACGGCCAGGCCGCCATGGCTGCCAAGAAGAAGGGCGTCTGCTCAGTCATGAGCGCCGCCGGCCTTGCCGAGGATTTCGACAAGTTCGACGACGCCGCAGCGACCGCGATCTGCACCAAGATTAAGACGGTGCCGGCGGACGTGACCGAACTTGCCACGCTGCGCGCCGAACACTCGACGGCGTTGGCGCGTATCCTCGAACTCGAAGGCAAGGCGGAAACCCAGACCGCCGAGCAGATGGTCGACGCCGCTATTGCCGCAGTCAAGCTCACACCCGGCCAGCGAGTAAGTGCACTCGCGCTGTGCCGGCATGATCCCGCCGCGTTCAAGGCCCTGATCGAAAAGGCTGTGCCGGTCGTCGTGCCGGGCAAGAAGGACGCGCCCAATGGTGGCGGCGCGCAGTCCGGTAAACTGGACGAAGGCCAGACCGCCATCTGCCGGATGACCGGCGTCAATCCCGAAGATTTCGTCAAGAACCTTCCGGCCAAATACGAGGAGACCGTTTGATGAGCCTTTCCGCAGAACGCAATACGATGTCCCGCACTCGACATTTTCTGTCGGTCAGTGTTGCGGCAAACGTCCTGATCTATGCCGGGGCGCTCGTTTGCCTGACGGCCACCGGCTTTGCCACGCCGGGCGCGGCGATCGCCACACTTCGCGGCGCCGGCCGGGCCAGCGAAACCAAGACCAACGTGGGCGGCCAGGACGGCGACACGATCATCCAGGTCGAAACCGGCACCTTCCTATTCAACAACTCGGCGGGCGCGGACGAAATCACCAACGCCCAGCGCTACCAGATGTGCTACGTCGAGGACGACGAAACCGTCGCCAAGACGAACGGCGGCGCGACCCGAGGACCGGCCGGGTTCATCATCGATGTCGATGATCGCGGCGTGTGGGTGTTGCTCGGCGAGCCGTTGCCGCAAGCTCTCGCCGGCGGAATGCTCGCGGCCAACAACGGCAGCGATGCCGCGAATGTGGCAACGTTCCGGGCCAACATCTGTGCCAATAAGCTCTACGTGCCGGTCCATGCTGCGGACCTGAAGGCCGCGGACGGTTCGGTTTACGGCTTTGTCGCGCCGTGCGTCGGCACCATCACCAAAGTGCTGTCGAGCTTGCAGGGGCACGCGCTCGCTACCGGCGACGCGACCCTTACCGGCAAGATCGGTGCCGTGGCGATCACCAATGGCGTGGTGACGATCACACAGGCGGGCTCGGCGATTGGCGACAAGGACAACGCCACGCCCACCGCGGCCAACGTGGTCGCCGCGGGCGATTACGTCACCTTCACGGTGGGAGGTGCGAACGACAATGCCGCTGCGTTCGCCGATCTCGTCGTCGAGATCACCTTCTAATCGGAGTGCGCAGCACATGTTGATCAATACGAAAACCCTCTTGGATACGACCACGGCCTACACGACCGTGTTCAACGGTGCCTTCAGTGGCTACACGCCGACTTCCGGCGCGATCGCGATGACGGTGCCCTCCGGAACCCGATCCAACGACTATCGGTGGCTCGGCAAGATCAAGGGCATGCGGGAATGGCTCGGTGATCGCGAAATCACCAATCTGGAGCAGTCCGGCTATGTGATCGAAAACAAACACTTCGAAAATACCGTCGAAGTGGATGCGGACGATTTTAAGGACGATCAGATCGGCATCTACACGCCGATGATTGCCGACCTCGGCCAGACGGCGGCCGAGCATCCCGATCAGCTTGTCTACGGGCTCTTGAAGAAGGGTATCGTCGACAAGTGCTACGACGGGCAGCCGATGTTCTCGACGACCCATCCGGTCAGTGGCGCCGACGGAAAAATGAAGAACGTCTCCAACTATCAGGCCGGCGGCGGCGAAGCTTGGTTCCTGATGGTGACCAATCGCGTGATCAAGCCGATCATCTACCAGGATCGCGAAGCGACGAAGTTTGTCGCACTCGACAATCCGACGGACCAAAACGTCTTCATGAAGCGCAAGTTCTACTACGGCGTCGATGGTCGCCGTAACGTCGGCTTTGGTTTGTGGCAGCTCGCGTTCTGTTCCAAGGCCGACCTTACCGCCGACAACTATAAGGCCGCACGCGCCGCCATCATGGCGTTTACCGGGAACGGCGGTCGCCCGCTCAATCTCGTGCCCAATCTGCTCGTTGTGGGTGGCGGAAATGAAGGCGCCGCCCGGCAGATCGTCAAGAACCAGTCGAACGCCGCCGGCGCGACGAATGAATGGGTTGGCACTGCCGATCTGCATCTGTCGCCCCTGCTGACGGGAGTTTGAACGGAATACCCCCGAGAGCAAATGGGGCGTCACCGTCAGTCCGCGGTGCAACGCAGAGGCAAAAGCCCAGCGCCCAATGCAGTGAAAGGGGACGGTGATCGGACTGGATCGCCGTCCCCGCTTTGATCGAGAGAGCTGGTATACTGATGGCCTACGCCACCAAGCAAGACATGATCGACCGGTTTAGCCTCGACGAGGTGATTGCGATTACCGATCGGGCGATGCCGCCGGCGGGCGTGGTGGATGAAGCTGTACTGGCTAAGGCGTTGGAGAACGCGACGGCCGAGGTCAACTCCGAAGCCAGGCTGACGGGCACCATCACCCAGACCGAGCAGCTCGCTAATCTGACATGCGATATTGCGCGGTATCGGCTGACCGATCCGTGCCCGATGGATGGCAAGGTGCGCAAGGATTACGAGGGCGCCATCACCTTTCTGCGGCGCGTTGCCGAGGGCAAGTCGATCCTGATCGGCCAGGACGCCGCCGCGCCGGCGGCCACCGGCAACGATGCGCCGGTGATTGTGGCGCCGCCGCGCATCTTCACCCGCGACAGTCTGAAGGTTTTATGATGACCGGCGCAGTGGTCGAACTCTCGTGGGACGATACGGTGCTTCGCGAAGCGGCGGCCCGGCTTCGCATCTTTGGCGAGCGCCAGTCGGATGCGATGTGGGACGCGGTCGGTCATTCTCTGGCAAGCTATGCGCAAGGTCGTTTCGACAGCCAGACGGACCCTGCCGGCGCGGCGTGGAAGCCGTCGCAGCGCGCCTTAGCGACCGGCGGTCAGACCCTCTATGAACATGGCTTCCTGTTTGCGAGCCAAACCTACAACGTCCTTCCCGGCGGCGGCGTCGAGCAAGGTTCAAACCGCCCTTATGCCGTGATCCTTCAAGACGGCGGAGACATCACGATCCACGCGCGGTCGCAGCAAATCTATCGCGACAAAGACAAGGTCCAGCGCGCCGCTAACACGCCATTCGGAAATGTCATCGACCTCTCGCTCTACCGCTTCGTGAAAAAGTCGAAGGCGACCTATGCGAGCTGGGTCGAGATGCCCGAGTACAAAATCCATATCGACGCGCGTCCTTATCTCGGCATGAGCGACGACAACGCCAAAGACATAACCGGCATCGCCTCAAGGCATGAACAAGCCGCTCTCTTGGGGACGCGGCCATGATGCGGGTCAAACACGTCATCGACCGCCTGAGTGACGAACTGGTCCCCGAAACGTTTGTGCTGGTCAGCGGCCTTGGCGACATGCCTGCCGATCCCGACGCAATCAAGTGGAACCGCAAGGCGTTCGTGATGCCGCAGGCCGATATCGTTGGGCCGAACAACGCCGGCACCGGCCTGGTCTCACAGCTCGCCATGCGCGTCGTGAAGGTCGCCATGGGCTTCACGCGGCAAACGGTACGTTCTACCGGCGACCTCGACAGCATCGAAGACGTGGTCGAGTTGGTGAAGAAAAAAATGATCGGGTGGGTTCCGCCCGGCGAAAATTCGCCAGTGATCTACATCACCGGCGGCGTCGCCGAGCAATATCTCGACAGAGGACTTCTCATTTGGGGCTGCACATTCGGCTGTCCCTATTTCCTGGAGGCATAGGTGCAATCCAAACAGACTTACGACGACACGGCCGCCATCGCATCGGCAAAAGCCAGTGCGCTGTTCAAGGCGATCGGCGAACTGCCGCCCGCGCAAGCCGCGATTGTCTACGCCCAGACGCAAGCCGAGCGCGAAAGGATCATGGCGCTCGAAGGCGCTGCGCGCGACGCGGCGATCGCCGAGCTGGCGAAGCCCAAATCCGAAATCACCGCGCCGGCTTCGGCGCAGAAGGGAACCAAGTAGATGCTGCTCGCAAACCAGATGACATTGCAGGCCGGGCTTGAAGTGACGCCCGGGACAGATCCCGTCCTGACAGGAACGGCCGGGTTTTTGGCCTATGACGTGACCATCAATCCCGCCGCCGGCACCTTTGCCGACGAGCGGCGTGCAAGCGCCGACTGGGGCGCGGACCTCAACGAGCCGAACGAAGTCTACCAGACGCTGAGCTTCAAGACCCCCTACGTCGGCTCCGGAGCAGCCGGAACGTCACCGTTCTTCGGCTGCATGATGCAGGCGTGTGGCCTACTCGAAACGCTCACGGCGACGACCAAGGCCGAGTACACGACCCAGAACTGGGTGGAAACCCTTAAGGCGTGTTCGATCTATTTCGACTGGAGCGGCGTCATGTTCAAGCTGCCGATGTCGCGCGGAACGCTCAGCCTCGATATGGCTGCAAACGCCAAGCCGATGCTGCAATGGTCGATGACCGGACTGGCCTCGCCAGCAACCGACACGCCGTTCCCGGATGTCAAGGCCACAGTCGACGCATTGCTCCGCGGCCTGCCGATGAACAAGGCCAACACCACCATCACGATCCACGGGGTCACGCCGCCGGTGGAAAGTCTCCAGATCGATTTGGGCAACGTCGTAGTCTATCGCAACCGGCCGAACGCGGAACTGGTGGCCATCACCGATCGTGTCTGCACGGGCAGTATCCAGTTTGCCAAGCAGGCGGTCGCCACGTTCGATCCGCTCGCCCGCTACAAGGCCAAAACCACGGGCGCACTTGCCGTGGTGCACGGCACTGTCGCGGGTAACATCGTCAAAGTCGATGCGCCGCTCGTCCAGTTCGGCCAGCCGACGCTGGTCAACACCAACGGCGTGTTATGCGACAGCATTCCGCTGCGCTTCATTCGCGCCACTGCTGGCAACGGCGAACTCAAATTTACGGTGCAGTGACATGGCGGACAAGAAATCCTTCGTCTTCGAAGCCGATAAGCCGGGCCGCACCATCCTATGGCCATGCCCTATCCTGGTTCCGGTCGACAATGGCGTTGACGAACGCATGATGACGGCGCGCTTTAGCCTCGATCACGTCAACGAGGACGAACACTCCAAGCTGTGGGCCGAGGCAGCGACAAAGCCGGACAGTGACAGATACCTCCTGGAACAAGTCCTGAAGGGCTTCGACGGCCAACTCGATGAAACCGGCGCCGCTGTTGCCGACGACGTGGCGATCAAGCTGGCGCTCTCCAAGCGCTACATCAAGTCCGGCCTGATCAATGGCTATCTGATGATGCGGGTCGGGTACCTGCCAAAAAACTTCGTGACGCCGTCCACTTCCTCTTAGGGAGCGAGGGCGGCGGCCAGGGCCTCGATGTCGACGCAGCGCGTCGTGAGTGGCGGGAAAAGGGCGTACCGGAGGCGCAGATCGAGGCGGCGCTTTCGGCTCTCAGTGAGAAGAAAGATGACGCTGGTGAGTTTCCGATCGAACCCGAGAACGTCGACACCGTGCGGCTCTACCTCGGCTTGGAAACACAGTGGCGGATCGAAACCCTGGTGGTGGGACGGCAGCTTCTCACGCGGCGCCACGGGATCGAATACAGCGCCGTGCCGACGGTGGCGCGGGGCCTGCGTATCCGGCTCACAGAGGCAGTCTGGAGCGGCCTGCAGCTCATGGAACGCGAGACGCTCTCGATCTACGCCCGCCGCGAAATCGAGGCGTTGCAGCGGCCTTAAACGGTCTCTGAAAGGGGTTTTTGCACTATGAGCGCGGGCGGCGGCCAACTGACGGCAAGATTGGTCCTGACGGGCGATGCCACCGGCGTCGTCGGGGCAGCCGAAGAGACCGTCGCCGCGCTCGATCAGGTCAAGGCCAAGGCCACTGAGACCGGCGCCGCGGTGGCGGGAACGACCGCCGAATTCGACGCCGCCGCAATTGCTCTCAAGGGTCAGACCGATGCCACGACCAAAGCCACGGCGGCTATCACGGCCGGCGGCGCGGCGCGTGCCAGCGAAGTGGCCCGGCTGAAAGAACAGGGTGCGGCGGCCGAAAGCACGATTGCCAAGGTGCAGGCGCTGTCCAAGGCCCATGGTGAATATAACGCCACCATCGCTTCGGCGCGCGCCCTGGTGGCGGCCAACGCCATGAGCCAGGCCCAATATACCGAAGTGGCGTCGGCAGCGTCGACGAAGCTTGCAGCCGATCTGGCAGCTGTGCGGGTGGAAGCCGAAGCCGCAGGCATGGCAACAAATAGACTGGGAAAGGACCTCAACGAACTAGGCCACGTCGCCGGCGTTCCGCGCGAAATGCGCACGCGGGTGAGAGCCGCCATGTCCGCCATTCCCGAAGTTATTGCAGCATATCCAGTTGCTATCGCCGCAGCAGCGGCCGTTGCGGCTGTAGGCGTGCTGGTTGCTGCCGAGCAAAGTTACGAGGCGTCGATCGGCCGACTAAATGTGACGTTGCAGGCACATGGACTGGCGCTGGCGCAGACCAATGAAAAATACCTTGCGTTGGCCGGCGATGTCGCCAAGTCCGCGAATGTATCGACCATAAGCGCGCGCGAAATGGAAGGATCGTTCGCCGATGCTCATATTGATCCCGCGCTTTGGTCCAAAGTCGCAGCAATGTCGCGCGACTATGCGGCGGTACTCGGGACGGACGTTCCGCAAGCCGCCGCCAAGGCTGCCGATAACCTACAAAAGCCCTACGATTTTGCCGTGCAGCTGACCGAACAATATGGCGTGTTCGATCAGGCAACATTGAAGAATATCCACGATCTTGACCAATCCGGTCAGATCATGGCGGCACAGAGTATCATCGTTGATCACTTCGGACTGGGGATCAAGGGTGCCGCCGATCAGACGAGTAGATGGGCGATTATGTGGGACAACGTCGCGCGCTCGGCGAGCAATGCGTGGGACGATCTTGGATGGATGCTCAATCCGGGCAAGGCCTCCGGTCTAGCCGGTCTCAAGCAGGAACTTGAAGACGCCAAAAACGGGATTGGGCAGCTTCACCTCGCCGGCGGCTTTAACATGTTCTCTTGGGCGCCCCGTCCACAAGCCGAGATCCAGGCCGATATCGACCGCGCCAGCAAACCAGAGATCGAGGCGATAAACAGAGAAGCTAAAGAAGTGAGCGACATGGTCAATGGCATGGGGCTCAACACCTATGACCAAAAGCTTCGCGACCTTGCGCAACGACGCCAACGCGTAGTGAATGATTACGCCAAGGGCATTAAAGTAACCGGTGACGACGGCAAGGCATTGACACAAGGCCAGGCGCTGTCGCGGGTCGATATTGAGATTACCAAGACCAAGAAGGAACGCGCTGAAGCCGAACGTAATCTGAACCAGGTCGAAAAAGATCACTACGAGCGCGTCCAGGAGCTGCTCAAGAGTGCGCCGCAGCTTATTGCGCAAAGCGATCTCGATGCCAAAACGTCGGAAGGGCGCGCTCGGGCCTATCGCGAGGGGAGTTCGGCTCTACAAACTTTCAACGACGAACAGGAAGTCGCCAAAGCGACATTGCCTTACGTCACGGCACTGACATGGGCCCAAGGCACTGCCCACGAAAAACTTGCTGCCACCATTGCGCGGGTCACCGAGGAAAAAAGGCGCCAACTCGCCGCCGATCACGCCCTCGCTGCGATGCAGGACATCGACCAGCAGGTTGGTTCGACCAGCGGATATATGTCCAATGCGTTGGCCGATGCGAAGTTGGCGCAAAACAAGAAAAACATCGATGACTGGTACGCTGAGAGAAAGAAAGTTCTCACTGCTGCGTCCGCTGATAGCGACGAATTTACCAAGCTTGAACAACTACGCGCGAAAAAGATCGCGGACCTATACGACGAAGACTTGCGCAACCGGAAGGACTGGGCGTCAGGTGTCGAACGCGCCAACAAGGACCTTCTACGATCGCAAGAGGATTGGGCATCGCGAAGCGAAGGCTTCATGCACGGCTGGGCGCAAACAGGTGAAGATGCGTTCGCCAACTTCGCAAAGACGGGCAAGCTCAACATCGGAAGCCTGACTGATTTTGTCGTCGATCAGTTTGCCCGGATGGTTTACCAAAAATACATCGCCGAAACGATGAACTCGGTCGGCGGCGGCGTTCTCGATCTTTTTGGCAGCGTGCTTAACACTTCAGGCGGAGATAGCGGCGGATCATCGTCCAATTTCTGGAGCGATTGGTCGAGTTCCGTGGCCTCGGGACTTTTCCACAGCGGTGGTGAGGCCGGATCACCGCTATTCTCTCGGCAAGTTCCTGCTAGCGCTTTCAACAATGCGCGCGTCTTGCACGGCGGCGGTTTTGCCAGCGACGAAGTTCCCGCCGTCCTGAGGAAGAAAGAACGCGTTTTAACCGAAGATCAACAGATCAAATCGGGTCAGATGATTGACCGCTGGGAAGCTGCGCTGAACCGTCCCGCAGTATTGCAGCTTCCGGCCGGCGCCGCCGGCGCGATGGGGGCACAGCCGCCAAAAGTAGAAGTTCACAACCACGGCGAGCCGCTGCAAGTCGCAAGTCAGAGCTACGACGCGTCGTCCAACACAATGCGGCTCGATCTTCGCAAGGAACTGCCGAAGGCGGTCGCGGCAACCGTTCGCGGCGGCGATGCCGACAGCGCAATGGGCGCGCGCTTTGGCCTATCGCCAACCGTGATCCGGAGGTCATGATGACGGCATGGCCTTCCAATCTCGCGAAGCCTCAGTTCAAAGGGTTTGGGCACGTCGCCGGACGCCGTGCGCGCCGCTTCGAGCCGGACGAAGGACCAGCCAAGCAGCGCACCATAACTACCGCTGCGCTCCACCGTGTCACGCTCGTCTACTTTTGTACTGTGGTCGAGAGCGCCGCAATCTTCTCGTTTTTTGCCGATCCAAATGGTGGTGCTGGCGGGGGCGCGTGGTTCACGTTTTTACAGCCCTTCACCGGCGCGACGGTCAATGCACGCTTTGTGGTGGGAAGCGAACCGAGTGAGGTCGAAGAGGCACCGCATTTCAACGTGACGGTCACCCTTGAGGTGGACGCATGGTGAGCGAATATCTGGTGAGGGAAGCCAACAAGGACGTTAGCAGTGATCCTCTGCTGACACTTGTGACCATCACCCATGCCACGCTGACACCGCCGTTCCGCTGCGTGTTGAACGGCGAAGCCATCACCTCGCGCGGGAATGAATACGTCGCCGCTGCCTTTGCGTTTCTGCCACCGGAACAGACCCAAGATGGCATCAAGCCGGCGCGGTTCCGGATCGAGAATATCGAGAGCAGCCTCATCGAATTGCTCAGGTCGGTTGCCGGAACCGATGACCCACCGCAAGCGACGTTTGAGTTCATTTACGCATCCGCGCCGGATCTGGTCGAGAAGGATTACCCAGGTCTCGTGTTCCACGATGCGCCGTACGACGACGTCATCGAGATTTCGCTCATATTGCCGGACTTGACGGTTGAGCCGGCGGTCCAGTTCCGGTTTTCGCGGGCAACGCATCCGGGGCTCGTCTATTGATGCAAAGCCTGAAGGCCCGCTGCGCCAAATATGTTGGAGTTCCGTTTTTGGAGCGCGGCGCGACGCCCGACGGATGGGACTGCTGGGGGCTGCTGCACTACATCGGCGTGCAGGAGTTAAACAAGACGTGGCCTTCCTATGCAGAGGCCTATCGTCAACTCGAAAACTACGACGAGGACGCGATTGCCGCCGTCACGGCGCAATTCATCGGCGAGTGGACGCGTATCGCGCGTCCGGTTGAAGGCTGTGTCGTTAGCTTCGATAAGCGCGGTGATTTTGCACTGCGCACGGGCGCAGTGCCGCAAATCTATCATGTCGGACTGGTGCTCAACGCGCACGAGATGCTGCACGTCCAGGTTAACGCCGCCGGTGGCACGGTCATCACGAGTTTTGACGGCTTCATTCATGGCCGGTTTTGTGCCGGATTTTGGGACCGAAGCTGATGGAGGCGCAAACGACATTGCCCGTTGTCTTTGTCGCCGACCCATTCGGCGGCGCGCCCGCTCGGTTGGTAACCGAGGCGGGAGCGAGCATCGCGTCGATTATCGACGGAGCTGGAGATCGGCTGCACTGGGCGCGCGATCATCTTCGCGTCTACCATAATGGTGTTGAGGTCTTGCCGAACGCCTGGATTGATCTCGTCCCTGCCGGCGGCGACCACGTCTTGATTGCACCGCTTCCGCAGTACGAAACGCTTGCCTACATCGCCGCCTACATTGTTTCCGCGTTTTCGTCATGGAGCGCCTTTTCCGCTGCGGCCTCGGCTGTCGTAAAATATGCGACGCTGGCCATCACCGCCGTCAAAATCGTCAGCAGCTTGCTGTCCGGTGGGGGTTCATCAAAATCGACTTACGGCATATCTGGAGCGGGCAATACCGCGATGCCGGATCAAGTGTGCCCGGCGGTACTCGGAAAGCGCCGTGTAGTGCCGCCGCTGGCGGCGACCACGTGGACGCAAACGGTCGGCGATGACGTCCATTTATGCATGTTGGTGCAATGGCACGTCGACCGCTGCCGCGTCAGTGACATTCGGATCGGGGAAACGCCGATCGAGCAGTTCGACGGCGTCGAAATTCAGCATCGCCTATCGCCGGCCGATCCCTTTCCGACGCTCTATAACCGCATCGTTAGGGAGGATACCTACGGTTCGTTGCAGCTCGTCCATGACAACGGATGGGAACAGCGGCGGACCCAAGTCGACACAACAGAAATCAGCATCGACCTGGCATGGCCAATGGGTTTGTCCTGGAACGGAAAGGACGAGGCGCGCTGCGACGTAGCAATCCAATATCGCGCCGTTGGCGCATCGGTTTGGATCGAAGCGCCGGTCGGAGGCGGGCTCGGTCACGGCATCGACGGCTCCATAAAAATTCTGGAAACGAAGTCTCAGGCTTTCCGCCGAAACTTCTCGTGGGCCGTTCCCAAGGGCGAATACGACGTGCAAATTCTGCGCACTTGGCCCGATGCCGGTGATAGCTATCCGCGCCTTCAAGACCAAGTGTTTTGGGTCTGCATGCGTTCCTTCGGTGAGGGCTTGCCGGTCATCGGCGATAACTTCGCCCTGACGGCGCTGCGGATTAAGGGCACCAACCAGTTGAACGGGCAGATCGATAATCTAAACGGTCTTGTCGAGGCCATGTTCCCGAAGTGGAACGGCGAACAGTTCGGCGACTATGACGTCAGCAGCAATCCAGGAGAGCATCTGAATTGGCTGGCTAACGGCCCGGCAAACGCTAAGCCGCTGACGGATCGGTTCGATGCCGCCGGCATCGGTGCGTTTGCAGAGTTGTGCACGGCGAACGGTTGGAAGTGCGACTATATCCTCGACAGCGACATGTCGGTGCTGAATGCAATGACACTCGTCGCCGCCTCCGGTCATGCGCTCGGCATCGGCTGGGAAGACGGGCTTTTGTCGGTATCGGTCGACAACGAGCGTGAGGCGCCTGCGCAGGTGTTTTCGGGCCGCAACGTCAAAAACTTTCGGGGCACGATTACGTTTCCCGACAATCTGCATGGCGTCATTGTTTCATTCTTCGATGCGGCCTCGGGATATCAGCAGCACACGCGCATTGTTTACGCCGACGGCTATAACGCCGCGACGGCCACGCTGTTCGAGCGCATCGATGCACCGACCAAGACGGACGCAGCCGAGGCATATGTCGTCGGCTGGCGCTATCTGGCCGCGCGCAAATTGCGCCCCGAGGTCTACGAGTTCGATACCGACCTTGAGGGGTTGGTCGTTCATTTTGGCTCTCGCGCTGATATTGCACATTCCAGGATGGCGGTTGGCATCCGCGGAGCGCAGGTCCGTTCGCTGATCACGCGTGGGGATGGCGCTGTTACCGGTTTGGTACTCGACGAGATCGTTCCGATGGTGGCCGGCACGTCTTACGTGCTGCGGGCGCAGCGGGGATCAAGCGTGGGGTTGTTCGGCGTCGTCACGGCACCCGGCGAAACCAACACCCTGACGCTCAAGGACCCTGTTCCAGCCGCCAACGCGCCGTTGCCCGGCAATCCTTGCGTGTTTGGCGTCGAGGGCAAGGAGACCTTGCCTGCGCTCGTGGTTGGTATTGCGACGGCCGAGGACAAGACCTCCCATTTGACCTGTATCCCATACGTCGAGGCGTTGCTCGCGGACGGCGGCGACATCCCGGCCTGGGACCCGAAGATCACGTCGCGCGCGATGGCTGAGCCGATCGCAACGGGGCACGTGACCGAAGCGGTGCGCCGCGCGGTAGACGACGAGACTATTGCGCGGCTGGCAAACGATCCGGTGCCGAACGGGACGGTGACAACCGAAAAGCTGGCCGAAGATGTCTCCAGCGCCATCGCCGCTGCGCAGACCACCGCCGATCAAGCGGTGCAGGACGCTGCGGACGTTGCAGCGGATGCGTCGAACAAGATTGCGGCGGCGCAGACCACTGCCGATCAAGCGGTGCAGGATGCTGCTTCCGTTGCAGCAGACGCTTCAAGCAAAATTGCCGGCGCCACGTCGGCCATCCGGTCTGTTCTGAGCGATAGTTCCAACATCGCGGCATCGTTGATTTTGCTTGCCACGTCCATGCTGGCGGGACAGCAGCAGATCAATTCGACGATGGCGTCGGTCACCCAGACGCTTGAGCAGAAATTCACCGTTGGGCTGCAGGCTGAGGCGGGCGCCCGGCTTGAGCTGCTTGCAACCGTAAACGGGATGTTGGCCGAAACGGCGGTTGGGCTGGCGTCGCGTGTCGCCAGCTTAGAAACGGCGACGGCCAATCTGGCGACCGGAAAGGCCGACGCCACCAGTTTCAACGCGCTGTATTCCCAGATCAACACGCCAAATATCGGCATCGCTGCGAAAGTTGAGCAGAATTCGGCGGCGATCTCCGCCCTCGACCCGTCTTCCGCGGTGGCGTCGATCGCACAGACCGCATCTGCGGTGCGCGGCCTTCAGTCGGACCTAGACGATGTTGGGTCTGGCCTGCTCAATCTGAGCACGGCGCTTCTGAGCACATCGCGTCAGCTTCAGTTCACTTTTGCCTATGCCAACCAGCAGATCCAGGCTCAGGTCGTTCAGGGGCAGTCTGCTGAGGCAACAGCACGTCTCGAATTGCAGGCCATTGTCGTTGCCAACGGGCAGGCGTTCACGGCACAGCTCACGAGCGAACAGGCCGCACGGTCCACAGCCGACAGTTCCGAGGCGTTAAACCGCGTCGCGGGCGACGCTGCTATTCAAGCCCAGATCGGAAGCGGCTTCGGATCAGCGACAGTCACGGCACAATTCTCGACCGAGCAGACGGCTCGTGTGAGCGGCGATGTGGGGTTGGGCACGCGGATTGACCAGGTCGTATCCTCCTACACCGTTGCCGACACGACCTTGTCGGGCCTGATTAGTTCCGAAGCCTCGACGCGCTCCTCGGCAGACGGAAACCTCTCAACTCGCATCGATACGGTATTTTCCTATTTTGGTTCCGGGATAGATGCCAGTCATACCGCCAAATCGCTGATCGACAGCGAGGCATCGACGCGGGCTAGTGCCGACAGTGCAGAAGCGTCGACGCGGCAGGCGGCGATTGCATCCCTTCAGACGTCCGTCGACAGCAAGGCGTCCGTATCAGCCCTCAACGATCTCTCCGGCACGGTGTCGTCTCTCAACGGCACGGTGACCTCGCAGGGGTCTGCGCTCACTTCGGTGCAGAACTCGCTGGCGACAAAGGCCAACACGTCGGACGTGAACAGCGCCCTTTCGACGAAGGCCGACCTGTCTGCGTTCAACAGCCTGTCGGGGACGGTATCGTCACAGGGCGGTTCACTCACTTCGCAGGGAACGTCCATCTCTGGCATTCAGGCGGCATTGGATGGGTATCTGGCGTCCGGTGCCGTTGGATCTGCTCTCAGCGGGAAAGCCTCTGTTTCGTCGCTTAACTCGCTAAGCGGACAGGTTTTGAGCCTCAACGATACGGTTACGGCCCAAGGTACAACAATTCAAGGCGTGCAGGCATCGTTGGCGTCGAAGGCCAACACTGCGGACGTAAATTCTGCTCTCGACGCTAAGGCGTCGGTGTCGTCGCTCAATACCTTGTCGGGCACCGTAACATCGCTGGGCGGGACCGTGACGTCGCAGGGCGCCGCACTCACCGCGGTGCAGTCTCTGGTCGGGGGCAGTTCGTCGTCGGCGATCATGCAGCTGTCTGCTGGGTCGGCGCCATCTGATGCAACGTCCCGGTTTGTCTTATCCCTATCGCAGAACTCAGGGTCTACCAGTCACGCTGCGGCGTTCTATATGGACGCAACGCCGAGCGGATCGAGAATTGTTTGTGCCGCAGACGAGATCGACTTTATTGCTGGCAAGACGAAGTTCATTGCCAACGACAACACAACTTTCGTGGCGTTCGATGGTGCGACAAAGACGCTTCTGATTGACCGGTTACCTGGCCTGTCATCCCTCAACTCCTATGTGTCGAGCCAACTCACCAACTGGTGGCCGGTGTTGGCTGAGCAGCCGTCGGGCGCGCCGACAATACCGGCCGAAAAACTCTCATTGAGCGATGGCAGTGTCACCGCCTTTAGCACGGGCAGTTCAACACCTTTCACGGTGAACGCTAGCTCTGCGGCTATGACCATAGAGTTTCGCTGCACCTATAAGCCACAGACGTCACAGCAAGCGAATGTGATGGCCGGGTTTATGCGAAAAAACACGGTCACCGGGCATTACGAATACATGGACGAAGCTACCTGTGTGGTGTCGACAGGGTCGAACGCGATCTACAACACCGTCATCGCCCGCTGTCGTATCCCAGTTGGGTCATACACCCAGCTCGTTCCGTGGCTGGACAACATCAGCGGCAACACCATCTCTGTCCGTTCAGTCTATGTGGAAATATTCCAGGTCTCGAAATAGCGCTCCACGCTCTTTGTCTTTCCAACTGAGGTAAAACGATGGCTCTCATACAATGGTACAAGGCAGGCACGGTCTCGGCGAACAACGGCGACACGACCTTCGCATTTTCCGGAGCCGCGCTGCTCTCCAACGCTGAGGTTGGTCAGGCCGTCAAAATGCCGGACGGTCGCGATTACGAAATCATCGCCATCGGGACAGACAACTCCGTCACGGTGCCTGTGCCTGGCTATCTCGGGTCCAACGTGGTCGGAGGCGTCTATGCGATCGTCCCGATCCAGGGCTATAACCGGGCCGCCGCACTCGCCATCGCGTCATTGCTTGGCGTCGCGAGTGCACTGCTGGGGCTTACACCGGCCAACGGAAGCATCATCCAGTGGCAAGGCGGAAACTCACCGGCCGGCGCCTACACGACGGTCAGCCCCGCGGCATATTTCACGACGCTGTCGAACAACGTCGCCGAGGTCGATGTAGCTGGAGCGGCGTTGACAGACATCGGCTCTATCGCGTCCCCGAAAGTTAGAGTCACCGGAACGCCAACGATAACCTCGTTTGGTGCCGTCCCAAACTGCTTGCGCTTTATTCGGTTCGGCAGTGCTGGATCGATCGCGAACAACTCGGTCATCATCACGCACACCGGCCAGTCCGTTACCTTCGCGGCTGGCGATACCGCAATTCTGACGTCTGACAATTCCTCAACTCCGATCTGGACCATTCGCCACTTCAACCGAGTTGCTGGCAATGCGGTCCACGCCGCCGGAACGGCAGCGGTTCCAGCTGTTGCCATCGGCGGGTCGAACGACGGCTGGTACCAGCCCGCAGCGCACACGTTGGCAGCGACGATCAACGGCACAGAGCGGCTGCGCGTTACAGCGATAGGTGTAGGCATCGGCACGACGACGCCTGGCGCACTGTTGCATATGTTTAAGGATGACAATACTTGGAATGGTCCGCAAGTGCTTCTCGAAAATCCAAATAGTGGCGCTGCAGCGCAGGCATCATTTGCGGTCAAGAGTGATGCTGGATCTGGAATGTTTTCTGTCTATGGCTCTAACGCGGCAGTAGGTCCCGCGGTCCTGTTCAGCGCAAGTTCCGGTCTAACTAATGGAATGATTTTTGCTACATTTGGAGCTTCTCCGATTGCTTTTTTGACCAACTCAAATGGGGTTACCAACGAGAGATTAAGAATAACAAGCGCAGGCAGCGTCGGTATCAACACAACAGCCCCAACCTCCAAGTTTCAAGTCGTTGGCCTTCCTTCTTACTCCAGCAACGCCCTCGCACTCGCGGCCGGTCTGACCGCTGGCGCCTTTTACACCAATGGCGACAACGTGTGTGCCGTCCACTAGGAGAGAACTATGACCATCACCTATAAATGGGGCCTCCAGTGCCCGCCAATCGTAGTCCCCTCCAAAGATGGTCTCACCAACGTCGTGCAGACGGTTCACTGGACTTACACAGCGACGGATGGGGACATCTCTTTACCGTCCATCGGCTGTACCTCGCTCGATGCCCCTGACCCTACCAAGTTCATAGCATTCGACGCGCTGACGCTCGAAACCGTCATCGGGTGGATCGAGGAAGTCCTCGGCACCGAAGCCGTCGAGAAGATGCAAGCATCCCTCGCTGCGCAGATCGCATCTCTCAGGGACCCAAACCGCCCACGACCATTGCCACTGGTAGCATCTTAATTATCACCTCAACCGAACGGCTTCGATTACGGGGCTGTCATAAAGGATCAACCATGAAAGTCACATATCGCCAGATCGCCACCATTGAGGCGATCACCGCTCTCGCCCATCTGCGGAACACGCCGCCGACAATGCTGATGAAGGACAAGGTTGCTATCGCCCGCCTGAGCGTGATGCTGCGGTCCGAGCAAGAAGTCTGCAAAGAGCTGCACAACACGCTGATCACCGACTACATCGACAAGGCCTTCAAACTGATGCAGTCGAGGGCGGCGAATGACGAAGAGCGCGGCAAACTGCTCAAGCCCATTAGCGTTCCGCCGCAGTACATGCCGGAATTTTTGTCGGACTACGACAAACTGCTTTCGACCGAAGTGGAGATCGTGGTCGATCCGCTGCCGATAGCCGCGTTGGGCGACGGCGAGTTTCTGTCGGCCGAGGACATCTATCATCTCG